GAAGTAGTTAAAGCCATCATTGCATCAGGCATAGGGTATGACCAAGTAATCAGAGAGTTTGACCGCTGGACGCATATTTCTATACCTAACACCCCTGCTGGCATCCCGCGCAAGCAAGCATTGATAATTGACAAATTTGGGACTAGACCTTACGCTTAATCATGGCACTTAAAAAAATACTACTCCGCCCCGGCGTAAATAAAGAAAACACTCGCTATACAACCGAAGGCGGTTGGTATGACTGCGACAAAATCCGTTTCCGCCAAGGCACACCTGAGAAAATTGGTGGATGGCAACGTATCTCAATAGAAGTTTTTGTTGGTGTATGCCGTTCTCTGTGGACTTGGGTAACCCTTGGTTCACAGAAGCTAATTGGAGTAGGGACTAACTTAAAGTTTTATATTGGCGTTGGTGGTAATTATTACGACGTAACTCCTACGCAAACTGTTCATACGCTAACAAATCCATTTTCAACGCAAAGCGGCTCTGCCACGGTAACGGTAACTGATGCTGGTGGTGGATACATAAACGATGACTTTGTAACATTTAACGGCGCTACAGCCGTAGGCGGCATTACTATATCTGGTGAGTATCAACTTACCTTTTCAAGCGCAACAACTTATAAAATTACAGCTTCATCTACAGCCTCATCTACAGCAACAGGGGGCGGAACAGTTTATGCCGTATACCAAATAAACACAGGCCCGTCCTATGCCGTTCCATTAGTTGGATGGGGTGCTGGCGCATGGGGAGGTGGAACATGGGGCGTAGGCACTACATCAAATGATGCCATGCGTCTATGGAGTCAAAACAATTTTGGTGAGGATTTAATCTATGGCCCAAGAGGTGGCCCACTGTATTACTGGGACGCAAACATTGGCTACCAGCAATCCGCAGTAACAATGACAATTGCCATTCCCTGCGTTGTAACTTCTATATTAAATTTGCCAGATTTGACAACTATTGTGTTTGAAACTACTAGTGCGCTTCCGACTGGGCTTTTAGTTGGAACAATTTACTACACTCGCTATTTATCGTCTACAACATTTAATTTGTCTTTGACACCCACTGGTGCATTAATAAATACTTCTGGAAGCCAATCTGGAATTCAGTCAATATCTCCTAGAGGAGTTGACATAACAACTCTTGCAGCGGCCTCTAATTGCCCAATCATACAAAACTTTATATTTGTATCTGATACAAGTAGATATGTGTTTGCCTTTGGCTGTAACGCGCTTGGTTCAACTATCCAAGATCCCATGCAGATTCGTTGGTCTGACCAAGAATCTGTAGTGGAATGGACTCCCGCCGCCACTAATACAGCAGGTGATCTCCGTCTATCTCACGGCTCTGAAATCATAACGGTAATTCAAGCTCGTCAAGAGATCTTGGTGTGGACTGACTCATCTTTATATTCCCTCCAATATGTAGGAGCGCCAGTGGTTTGGGGTTCTCAGCTAGTAGGAGATAACCTGTCTATAGCGGGGCCGAATGCTGTTGCTTATGCTAACGGTATAGCGTATTGGATGGGCGTAGATAAGTTTTACAAATATGATGGACGCACTCAAACTCTTTCGTGCGATTTACGTCAATACATATTTGAGGACATTGACAGACAACAATTTCAGCAAGTGGTAGCGGGAACAAACGAAGGATTTAATGAAATCTGGTGGTTCTACTGTTCTGAAGGCTCTACTACTGTGGATCGTTATGTTGTCTATAACTACCTTGAGCCGGACGGCAAAGGCGGTACGGGTATTTGGTATTACGGGTTTATGGCAAGAACAGCATGGTTTGACTCTGGTTTAAGAGATTATCCAATTGGGGCTACTTATGATCACAACATAGTTGACCATGAATTTGGGGTTGATGACAACGCTACGGGAACCACCCTTCCTATTGAGGCTTACATCACATCCGCAGAATTTGACCTTGAGGATGGAGATAGATTTGGATTTATATGGCGCGTGGTGCCAGACATTACGTTTCGTGGATCTACGGCAAACAGCCCGCAAGTAACCATGTATCTCAAGCCAATGCAGAACTCAGGCTCTGGATACAACAACCCAGCCTCTGTGGGCGGCGATGCCTCGGCCACAATCACTCGCACGGCAACCCTTCCTATTGAAGAGTTTACGGGGCAGATCTATACAAGGGTAAGAGGTCGCCAAATATCTATGGAAGTAAGGTCTACGGCTACTGGAGTTACTTGGCAACTAGGATCGCCTCGTCTAGATATTAGGCAGGACGGCAGACGATGACATTTATTGTTACCTCTGAGTCTGATTTTAATAGGATTGCGGCACCTGCACTGCCAGCGCCCGCACAAAGTTATTCTGACGCATATCAAAACCAGTTTAATAATGTTTTGCGTTTGTACTTTAATCGTATACAGGGCATATTAGATCAACTAAATACGGACAGCGGGATACTTCCCGCCCTTACCGTTTACACGGTAGCCACCTTACCAAGCGCAGCCACATCTGGAACAGGTGCTAGAGCGTTTGTATCAGATGCCACAGCAACAACCTTTGCCTCTACTGTTGCCGGAGGGGGAGCCAATAAAGTACCTGTATATTCCGATGGAACAAACTGGAAAATTGGATGAACTTTATAGAACTGCTTAATAAGGTAGCCAGAGTCGCCCGTCCGGCTCACCATGAGTTTGTCCCTATTGAGCGGATGGATGAGAGGTTTGAGGAAACCTGTTTTGACTCCTTAGACATGCTGATGATTGGTATGTTCATGGGCATGATCTACGATATAGACGACGAGATATCCAAAGAGTTCCAGCCTGAGATTGTTCAGGAACTCTACGACTTCATCCAACTGAACAAGACGCGCGATCCTGAGTCTATGGAATGGGCTTTGGAGCAGATCAAATGATCCACCTGACCCATTACCGGACAGCCTACTCAACCACGGTTGAGCTAATGGAGGGGCCGTTTCCACAGAGCGTTCACTGGTTTCCAGAAACATACGCCCGCGTGAGTACTGGGATGTTCTATCCGCCTCACCGCTTGGCCGAGAAGGTTCTAGACCCCGAGCTGGTCAAATCCCTACGAGAGAACCGCGTTGGCAAGACTGCATTTATTCTTGCTTCAGGTAACGCCCACTTTGCCGGAATTAACCCGCGCTCTAAAAAGCCTACAAGGTTATCCTATGAATACAAGTTCCTCCCCTTTTCCCTTACTCAGGTCTACGCTGGAAGAACAGCCCAAGCTCTGGGTGCTACGGATCATGTTGTTACCGATGCAACGGCCTGCGCCTCCAGTCTTAAAGCACTGATGGATGTACAAACCTTAATCAATCACTATGGGTTTGCTAGGGTCATTGTCCTGTCTGTGGAGGACGCCGTATCAAACGCGGTGCTTGAGTTCTTTGGCGAGGCTAGAGCGTCCTTGTCTCAAAAAGAAGAGGAGCGTGGCGTATTGCCATCAGCGTTTGATGCCACCAACTACGGCTTTAGAGTTGGCCAAGGCGCCGTGCTGGCGGTGTTTGAGGCTGATTCAGATAACCCGCTTGCCACCCTGAAAGGGGCGTATACGGCTAGCGAGGATCACTCAAATGCTATCGGCCAAAGAGAGGATGGACAGGGCTTTGTTCGTTCTATTGAGGGTGCTTTGCATGTTTCTGGCGCTGCTGCAAAACAGATCAAGGTAGTCAAAACCCATGGCACTGGAACAAGTTCCAATAACGCAGCCGAGAAGGCCGCTTTAAATTACTGTTTAGGGGATTACATTGCAACGTCATACAAGGCTAAAATCGGCCACACTATGGGCGCCAGTGGCTTGCTCGAGACATGTTTACTAATTGACGATTTAAAACGTGGCGTTGTGCCAAAGATAGAAAACCGCACAACACATGACAACCAGTTTCTTTCCTATGATGAGTCTAACCCCGGCGGGGTGATTCTCAGCTTGGCCGCTGGCATGGGTAACGTGTATTCGGCAGCAATTCTGGAGATCTAGTATGGCAATGGTGGACAGCAAGGAGAAAAAATTAGATTTTGCACAAATTGCTGCTATTGCAATGAAGAACACTCATTCCAATGTTCCAGACAGATTAGCCATGCCCGCAATCCTTACTGAAGTAACCCAGCCAAATACAGACGTAAAACAAATTGGTAACACCGTGTTTATCCTGCACAAGGGAAAAAAC